ACTCCCACCGACCTAGAGCGAATGTACCTGCTCTGGAGAGATCGCTCTGCACCGCGCTGGGTGTCAATTCTCGGCGATGATGCAGGCGACCTTCTCACGGAGGTGTGGCTTCGGCTGGAGCGCGTGCAGGCGACTTACCAGCACACCAGTGAGCCCGCCACGATGCGCTACATTGAGACGGTGGCGGGCTACTGCCTTCGCGACAGGCGAAGGACGGAGGCAAGGAGAGCGGAGCTGATGAGCACAGCCCTTGAAATGGGAGTCCGTGGACTCACGCAGAAAAGCGATATAAATCGGTTTATCTCGCCCGTGGAGCCACCTGTGGACATGGGGACGGTGATTGATTCATCTGGGCTCACCAGGCAGCAGAGAATCGTGATTGTGGGACTATGGCGCGGGGTGGATCGTGAAACCCTCGCCGAGCAACTGGAGGTAACAATGGAGACAGTGAGAGAGTACGAGCGGGCAGGTATTGCCCGGATGAGGGAGGCGGTGAAGGGGTGAAAACAATAAACACGGGCTTTGAAGAGGTGCCCCTACAAAACCTCAAGATGCACCCGCGCAACGTGAACCAAGGCGACTTCGGCGCGATTCAGGAAAGCATCGAAGGCAACGGATTCTTCGGCGCAATCACTGCCAACAAGCGCACTGGGCATATCCTCGCTGGGAACCATCGGTACAAGGTTGCCAAGGAGCAGCACGCGGCCACCATCCCCGTGATCTGGGTAGACGTAGACGAGCAGCAGGAGCTTAGAATCCTACTTGCCGACAACCGCACAGCGCGGCTCGGGCACGACGACGAAAACGCTCTCGCAGCTCTGCTGTCTGAGCTGTCCTTGAGTGATGATGGGCTGAAGGGCACGGGCTTTGATGGTGACGACTTAGACGAGATCATCGGGCGCATGGCGGGAGGCGTGGGCGAGGCTGGAGGAGTTGAGGAGCCTGACGGCGGCAACTACTCCCGAAAGATCGAAGCACCGACATACGTACCGACTCAAAACGAGCCGCCAGCGATAGGATCGCTCTCAAAAGTCGAGAAGTACGAAGCGCTCCTCGAAAAAATCGGGAAGACTGATATACCTGGAGACGTGCGGCAGTTCCTTAAGATCGCTGCAACTCGACATATAGTCTTTGACTACGCGCAAATTGCAGAATTTTACGCGCACGCAAGCGCAGACGTACAAGAGCTTTTTGAGGATTCAGCGCTTGTCATTATAGATTTTAACAAAGCGATAGAGCAAGGATTCGTCACGATGACTGAATCCCTGCGTTTACTCATTCCTGACGCTGATGATAGCGAGGAGGACGAAGATGAGTAAACGAAACTTTGTGGCGTTTATCCTCACTCACGGTAGAGCAGACAACGTGAAAACCGTCAAGTCTTTAGAGCGTGCAGGATACACAGGAAAGATTCTCTTTATCGTTGACAACGAGGACGCACAAGCAGAAAAGTACAGGCAAAACTTTGGCGCTGAAAATGTGATCGTCTTCGATAAAAAAGCAATCGCTAAAACCTTCGATATGTGCGATAACTTTGGCAAGCGCAACTCTATAACCTGCGCTAGAAATATTTGTTTTGAAATTGCGAAGGAGCGCGGTATCACTCACTTCGTAGAACTTGACGATGACTATACCGAGTTCTCTTGGAACTTTGATAAAGAGTTTAAGTACAAAAATCACGTCTGGATAACTGATCTGGACAAAGTGATTAATATTATTCTGGACTTCCTAGATTTTACGCCTACGTTATCAATCGCGCTTTCTCAGGGCGGCGATGTGATAGGCGGCGGTCTTGGACGCATGATGAATACCGTAGGTATCTCAAGAGGAGCAAAGCGCAAAGCGATGAACTCTTTCTTCTGTCGTACTGATAGGCAGGTAGGATTCCTCGGTCTGATGAACGAGGACGTAAATACCTACGTCACAAAAGGCACACGAGGAGATTTGTTTTTTACCGTCAATCTTGCGCGATTGGAGCAAGGAGAGACGCAGAAAACGGACGGTGGTATCAGTGAACTGTATAGATCGTTTGGAACGTATGTAAAGTCTTTTTATACAGTCATGCAAGCCCCTTCATGTGTAAAGTTGAGGATGCTGAATACATCAAGCCCGCGACTTCATCACAGGATTATTTGGGATGCCGTGACGCCTAAGATACTGAGCCCTGAGTATAAAAAGGCGGTGTCTAATGGCAACTAGAGGCCGCAAGACAAAGCGCACGCCGGAGGTGGAGAAGCGCATTCTCGACGCTCTCAGGGTGGGAGCAACGCAGAAAGATGCCTGCGCTGCGGCAGGAATCTCATGGGAAACTTTTGACGAATGGTGCAAGGCCTTTCCTGAATTTTCTGAATCGGTTACACGCGCGGAAGGTGCCTGCGCTGCGCTTATGGCAGCGACAATCTACCAAGCGGCACGGGAACAGAAGGACTGGCGAGCGGCAGAAAGCTGGCTAAAGCGGCGGCGGCGCGAAGAATGGGGAGACAGCCTTGACTTACGAAAACTCTCGGACGAAGATCTTATCGAGCGAGCAAAGAGCCTTATTGGAGGAGCTGGTGCGGCGGGGATTGACGGTTCCTCAGTCTGAGGCAACGCAGAAAATCCCTAAGACACTCTTCGACTTTGCCTCTTCCTCGCTGGCTTTTGAGCTTCATCCGTGGCAGCGCCTTTACTGCGAGCTCCTCGACAGGCTCCGCACGGAGAAGGGGCTAAGGCTCCTTGTCCACGGCCCGCCTCAGTACGGAAAGACGATCCTCACTAGCCAGCGCCTTCCCGCGTTTCTGCTCGGTCATGACCCAAAGCTGAGAGTGGGCGTCGCCTGCTACAACGAGACGCACGCGGCCAATCAGACGGCGGTGGTTCGGGATCTCATGGCCTCGCCTGAATATCGGGCGTGGTTCCCTGCGTCGGCTGTCACCAAGGACGTGAGCGCGAAAGAGTTCAGCACAGCGGCACGCCTTGCACTTCACGACGGGCAGGTGAGCGTGAAAGCCTTCGGACTGCTCTCAGGCTTCACCGGGCGCGGTGTGGACTGCCTGCTCATTGACGACCCATACGCTTCGGCAGACGCGGCACGCTCCGAAGCCATAAACGGCGCGGTGTGGCGCTGGTGGTCACAGACAGCCAAGGTTCGCATGAAGGCAGACTCGAACATCGTGGTGATGTTCCACCGCTACCATGACGACGATCTAGCCGCCAAGCTCGAAAAAGAGGGAGGCTGGGAGCTTTATCGCTTCCCTGCCATCGCAGACGGTGACGACGCGGCAGGCATTGACCTAACGCTCGCTCACGGGCTGCGAACCATCGGTGAGCCGCTTTCCCCCATGCGGACGCTAGAGGAGCTGGAGAAGCTCAAAGCAGAAGATGCTCAGACGTTCGCCTCTCAGTTCCAAGGGACGCCACAGCCTGACACGGGCGGAATGTTCCAGGTGCACCAGATCAAGGTTCTTCCAGCCCGGCCCGCCAATGTGATCTTGTCGTGCCGAGCTTGGGACATTGCAGCGACAGCAGGCGGCGGCGACTATACAGCAGGCGTGAGGATAGATAAGCTCTCTGATGGTCGGTTCGTGATCTCCGATGTCGTCTTGCTCCAAGGTGGCCCCGATGAGGTGGACAGAGTAATGGACGCCACCGCTGCCACCGATGGGCGCAAGGTCAGTATCCACATTGCCCAAGACCCTGGGAGCGCTGGCAAGCGGGACGCCCAGGCGATAGCCAGAAGACTTGCGGGCTACTCCGTCAAGGTTGAATCGGTGAGCGGCCCCAAGGACAGCCGAGCTCGTGGGCTTGCCTCTCAGGTGAACGTCGCCAATGTGGACATCGTGAACCAACCCACAGACAAGGTGCGCACTGGCCCCTACTCAGGCAAGACAGTAACCGAGGCGCTGCGCTCCATGCTGGCAAACTTCCCAATCGGCACCGCTAAAAAAGACGGTGTAGACGCGGCGGCGGATGCCTTCAACGAACTGTCAAGAGTAGTCAGATACGGAGCTGTGTAGCTCCCCATAGTGTAGTGTCTTGCCACGCGCAAAAGGTGTCAGAAAAAAATTTAAAAATATTTTTTTAAAACCACCCGGTTTTTGCCCATCTCATGACGGTTTATTATGTGAGTTGGTGGAACCCTAAAACTTGGAATCGCCTCGGTAAGGGGGCAGAGGAGCGCAATGCTCCCCTGCCCCAGTCCACCGGAGCCGGTAACCCACGCGGCACCAACTACTCCACGCAGGTTGTCTTCCCTGGCACGCATCGAAACTACACCGCCCGCGCTGGCAAGCTCTACAACTCCAGCATTGTGGCTGCCGCCTTGGGATGGATGGGCAGCAACGCACCACAAGCGCCACTCGTGGCCTTCCGCACCATTGAGGGCGCAGACAAGCCACGCCGCACTCCTCACGCCATAGACGCGCTCCTGGCCAAGCCCAACAAGTACTACTCCTACGCCGTTCTGATCGCCTCGACGCTCCTCTCCCTGGTCGTCTCTGGCAATGCTTACTGGTACATCGTGCGCGACAATGCAGGCGCACCCAAAGAGCTGTGGTGGTGCGATCACACCCGCACAGAGCCAAGCTGGCCCGCCAATGCCACCAGCGACAACTGGGTGACCCACTACACCTTCCGCACGCCCAACGGCCAGTACGCTGATCTCCCGTTCGAGGACGTGATTCACTTCCGCGAGGGTGCGCTCGATCCCGACAACTCCCGCAAGTCCCTTTCGCGCCTCGCCACCGCTCTGCGTCGCATTGCGCTGATGCACGACATCGAGAACTACGAGGCGGCGCTCCTGGCTAACATGGGTGTTGCTGGCCTCGTGTTCATGCCCAAGGACACCAACGGGGCAAACGTCTCCCCGGACGAGCTCGCCGAGATCCGTGACACCCTCGACGACCGGATCAGTGGTGACAATCGCGGCATGAGCGTGGGGCTCATGGCTCCCATGGACGTGATGGAGATTGGCAAGAGCCCCGAGGAGATGCTCCTGGACACTGCCAGCGATGCACCCGAGGCCACCATCTGCTCTCTCATTGGCATCTCACCGATCACGCTGAACCTGAAGGTAGGACTGAAAGAGGCGACCTACGACAACAAGCGCATTGCCAACACCGAGAGCTGGCAGAACGGCATTGTGCCACGCCTGAAGCTGATCGCCGCTGAGTGCACCGTGCAGCTCGTCCCACTGTTCACCGACGCGCCGAGCGGGCTTGTGATCCGCCCGGACTTTTCCGACGTGGAGGCGCTCCAGCCGGATCGCGTTCAGCTCTACAAGGCGCTCAAAGAAGCCACGGGAGGCCCGTTCCTGATGATTGAGGAAGCTCGCGACATTGCCAGCCTCGACGCTCTGAGCCCTGAAGCCTTAGCCCGGCTGGAAGAGCTACGCGACAAGAGCAAGCCTGCCACTACTCCCCCCACTGGAGACAACAACAATGCGTAAAGCACGAACCGCCATCGCTCCCGAGTCAGGGGCACCTGGAGCACAGCGCGAAGGACGCACCTATCCGCACCAGATGCTCTTCCCCGGCTCCACTGCCGTCTACCCCGCTGGCTCTCCTTGCCCCATCTCTGCCCAAGTGCCGGACGGTCTGCGCTGCCACGACCTAGTGAGCGACGGTAAAGGCGGCTGGATGGTGCGGGAAGGACGCTCATGAGCCTCGTCTATGGCAAGCGCGTTCGGCCCACGCAAGCACAGCGCAAAAGCCTGGGTGCGTTCTCTGGTGCTCCCATAGACAACGATGCCCACGCGCCGGTCTTGGTGCGCTCCTCCTCGATTGAGCTTCGCGCTGACACGGAAGCGGCATCGGGCATTGTGGACAACCTACTCAAGGGCGTCCCTTGCCGCATGGGGCACGCTTACCCTATTGGCTGGGGAGACTACGAGGTAGTGTTCCCTGGGGCGTTTGCCGAGGCCATTCCGCGCTTCATGCGTGAGGGCACCATCTTAGCAGACCATGAGTGGGATAAGTCCCCCATCGCTTACCCCACCCTCCTAGAAGAGCGTGGTCGCGATCTCTACGCCGAGGCCATGTACCACGAAACGCCACGCGGCCAAGAGTTCCGCACGGTGGCTAAAGATCGCTTGGCTAAGAACCTCATGGTGGGGCTCTCCATTGGCTTCTTCCTAGAGAGCGACAGCTACAAGTGGTTTGTGAGCGGCGCGGCCATGTTGGAGTTTGCCAAAACCAACGGCTACGACATGAAGCTCTTCGACAGCAAGCAGATAAAGGCCGTGGATGGCTGGGTGTGCGCCGTGACGCGCATTCGCCAGCTCGTGGAGTACAGCCAGTGCTCCGTGCTCCAGGCCAACGACATGGCAGAGATGATGGAGGTGCACTCCTCCGACACCGACGCCGAGGAGCGGCAACGCTCAGAAGAGTTAGAGCGGCAACGCTCAGACGATGCGGAGGCAAAGCGCCTTCGTGATGCGGAGCTAATTAGCTCCCGTGAGAGCCGTGCGCGTGATCTACGTGCTCGGACACTTGAGACACTGGCCCATAGCCAGTCTAAGGAAACCCTATGAAAAAGAAACTGCAAGAAGAATTGCGGGCGGTTA